CCGCGTGCTCATCGTGTGCCCCGTATCCATCATGCAATCGGCGTGGGTCGCTGACATATTCAAGACGGCCATGCGACTCCGGGTTGGGGTAGCGCACGGTTCACGGGAGCAACGGCGCAAGGTTATCAACGGTGAGTACGACGTAGTCATCATCAACTACGACGGCATACCTATCGTGGAGGACGACATCAAGGGTAAGTTCGACCTCATCGTGCTAGACGAAGCCAACTACGTTAAAACCGCTACGACGAAACGCTGGAAGGCGATCTACCGGCTTGTTCTGCCGGACACATGGTTATGGCTACTGACAGGCACCCCCGCTGCGCAGTCCCCGCTAGACGCGTACGGGTTAGCCCGATTGGTTAGTCCGGCGCGGGTGCCCAAGTTCTTCGGCCAATGGCGCGACAAAGTAATGGTCAAGATCAACATGTACAAGTGGGTACCGTCCCCACGCGCCACGGCGCAGGTTAATGCGGCTCTACAACCCGCGATACGGTTTACGAAGAAAGAATGTCTTGACTTACCAGACGAAACGTATCAAACTAGAACCATACCTCTCACACCGCAACAGGCTAAGTATTACAAAGAATTTAAGACCAAGATGTTAGTCCGAGCTGCTGGAGAACCTATAACAGCGGTGCACGCGGCGTCGATGTTAAATAAACTTCTCCAACTATCGCTAGGGGCTGTTTACAGCGATTCAGGAGACGTGATACACTTCGACGGTAGTAACCGCACGAGTGCGCTGCTTGAAGTTGTTGAAGAGGCCAGTAACAAGGTCATTGTGTTCGTGCCGTACCGTCATGCTATCGAACTGGTGACGGCAGCGTTAGAGAAGGAAGGGTATACGGTCGGAATCATCGACGGTAGTGTGCCGCTGGCTAGGCGCACAGCCCTATTTAAGGCGTTCCAAGAGACGCCAGACCCGCATGTAATGGTTATCCAGCCGCAGGCCGCGGCGCATGGTGTGACCCTTACCGCTGCGGACACAGTTGTGTGGTTTGGCCCGGTGTCATCGGTCGAAACATACTTGCAGGGCAACGCACGGGTGCACCGCGCCGGGCAGACGAACAAAGTCACAGTCGTTAGGTTGTGCGGTTCTGCTGCGGAGGAGAAGGTGTACAAGTCGTTGGAAATAAAAGGTGGCGCGCAGGAATCCCTGATGTCGCTGTATGAGGATGTTATCAAAGGAGAATGAAATGGATGCAAACGCGCTCGTAGATGTGTACATCAAAATCCGCGACAAGCGTGCAGAGCTGAAGGCTGCCTTCGAGGAGAGCGATAAAGGGCTCGTCGAGAAGCAGGACAAGATCGAGCAAGCTCTGCTGGACCTGTGCAAAGAGCACAACATGGAAAACCTCCGCACGGAGCACGGCACTGCAACACGGGTTGTGCGTGAGCGTGCGTGGGCAACCGACTGGGAAGCGTTCACCGACTTTGTGCGCGAGCACGAAGCCTTTGGCTTGTTTGAGAAGCGTATCAGCCAAGGCAACTTCCGGGAGTTTATGGACGACCACCCGGACCTAGTACCCCCTGTAAATATCGACCGGCGTTACGCCATAACTGTGAGAAGGAGTAAGTAATGGACTCAGGTCTACTTGATAGCAAGGAAGCAGCCGCGTTCCTTCGTGTATCACCCAGTATGTTAGTCAGTCTTCGCAAGAAGCACGGGCTACCACACATCCAACTTGGCCGTAAGGTCATGTTTACCAGAGATGCGCTTGTCGCGTACCTCGAATCCCGCACCACCACGCTAATCTAAGGAGCATTACTATGGCAAATGATATGACTTTGTTTAAGGGCGCTATGCCCTCCTTCCTGAAGAACGTCGGCATCGACGAAACCACCAAGAAGCTGCTGGGCAGCGGTATGGGTGGCAAGCGCATCTCCGTCAAGGGCGGTGTGTTCCGTATGATCGCCGAAGGCGAAGAAGTTGCGGTCAATGAAGACCGCGCCATGAACGTTATTGTGGTTGAAGCCTCTGACCACGTGGCCCGTACGTTCTACGCTGGGCAGTACAAAGAGGGCGAATTTACCGGCCCCGTCTGCTGGTCGGCTGACGGTAAAGCCCCGTCCGAAACCATCGCGTCCCCGCAGTTCTCCAACTGCGATAAGTGCCCGCAGAATATCAAGGGCTCTGGTCAAGGCGAGTCTAAGGCGTGCCGCTACTCTCGTAAGCTGGCCGTGGTACTGGACGGCGATGTCGGTGGTGACGTGTACTCCCTGACCCTTGCAGCAACTTCTATGTTCGGCAAAGCAGACGGCGACAAGCTCCCGTTCGAGGCGTATGTACGCTACCTCGCTTCGCACAACGCGCCGGTTACGGCTGTGGTTACGGAGATGCGTTTCGACATCAAGTCTCCGGTACCTAAGCTGTTCTTCAGCCCGGTGCGCGTGCTTACGGACGACGAGTGGGAAACCTGCCGCGAGAAAGCTGCGACCCCCGAAGCTAAGGCAGCGGTGACTGTGTCGTTTGCTGCGGAAAAGGCAGCTGCTCCGGCAGCACGCCCTAAGGCAATCACCAAGCCGAAGCCCCTCGCGGAGCCTGTTGCAGAGCCGGAAGAGGAGGAAATCGCGCCTGTTAAGGTTGAGAAGAAAGCCAAGCCCGCCGCCGTAGCAGAGACGGACGATCTGGCTGATCTGATCGACGAGTGGTCTAAGTAACCAACGGGGGGCTTCGGCCCCCCATAAAGGAGAACACGAATGGAAAGCAACGTTAATTCCCCCGCCCACTATATGCAGGGCGGCATCGAGACAATCGACGCTATCGAAGCAGCGTTATCCCCTGAAGAGTTCCGCGGCTACTTGAAAGGTAACATCCTCAAGTACGTGCACCGCGAGCGCCTAAAAGGACAGACAGAGTCGATTATGAAGGCCGAGTGGTACGCTAAACGGCTGATTCAGTTCGACAATAAAAACCCATTGCAGATGTCCTTGTTTTGATAACGGGCATCTGATACCCTGAAATTTCCGCTTAAGAGAACGGCTAGGGCGACGGCCCGAACTACAGAGGCACCGCTGCCGCCGTTCTCTCCCTTTTTTTGGTGCAGAATCAAGGTGCTAGGTGAATAGACAAGAATTCTTTTCGGTTGTAGTACCACTGGATGGGTACTACTGCGTAGCAGGGGCACGGAACGGACGGCTGCATCACAAGTTCGCTTCGAGCGTAGAAGAGATAGAGGAGCTCGTAGAGACGCTAGTGGCCGGTAAGTACGACGTGTACTTCGCGTGCTCATCCTTTAAGACCAAGGAGCGGTCCCAAGACAACGCAATGGGGGCCCGTAGTTTCTGGCTCGACATCGACTGCGGTGAGTCCAAGGCCAAGCCCGACAAGCACGGGCGCATCGGCGGGTACGCAACCCAAGAGTTAGGGTTAGAAGCCCTGCACGAGTTCTGTAGCGCAACCGGTCTGCCGGTACCGTGGGTGAATAACTCTGGGCGCGGATGGCACGCGTTCTGGATGCTGGATAACGACATACCTGCCGCCGAGTGGGTTGTTACGGCGGACCGCCTCAAAGCCGCGACGCGTAAGTACGGGCTCATTGCTGACCCTGCTGTCACCGCGGATTCTGCACGCATACTGCGGGTGCCGGGCACGCTGAACTACAAAGACCCGAGCGCCCCGCTGGATGTGGTTGTGCACCAGACAGCCGAGCCTGTACCCTACACGCGGTTCAAAGCCATACTGGAAGGGCTCGACCTTCCGACCGCGAAGCCGCGCATGTCAGGCACGTTGTTCGAGGGCGCGAAGGCACGTGCGCTGGACCCGGTTACGCAGGCGCTGCTGTCTAATAGCGTGAGTCGGTTCTCCACCATCGCTATGAAAAGCCTCAAGGGCACCGGGTGCGCGCAGATCAAGAACCTCATCCAGAACCAAGAGGACATCGACGAGCCGCTGTGGCGCGCCGGGCTGTCTATCGCATGGACATGCGTGGACAAGGATACAGCCATCCACAAGCTGTCCAATAGGCACCCAGAATACGACGCGGCGTATACACTAGAAAAGGCGGGGTTAACAAAAGGACCCTACAGGTGCGACACATTCGCCGAGCTTTCTCCGGGCCTTTGTGAAGGATGCACCCTGAAGCTCTCATCCCCGATACAGATCGGAAAAGAAATAGAAGAATATGATTATAAAGCGAAAGTCGAGGAGACTTCAGAACTACCCCCCACAGAGTCTCAAGACGTGTCACCCGAGGAATCCGAAGCTGTACTGGACTCCTTGGTAACGTACACCCCACCGTTCCCTTACTTCCGCGGTAAGAACGGGGGCTTATATCGTAAGGGCAAAGACGAAGATCCTGATCGTCTCATATACGACTACGACATATACATTACCAAGCGCATCGACGACCCGGTAGACGGCATGTGCGCAGAGATCAACCTGCACACGCCCGTGGATGGCCACCGTCGGTTCGTTGCACCTTGCAGCCACATCAACTCCCAAGACAAGTTCAGAGATCTTATGAGCAAGAACGGGGTGATGGCCAACGCAAAAGGAATGGGGGAGCTCATGCAGTACCACATCGACTTCGTGAAAGAACTACAGCGTAGAGGGCAGAAGCCCGACATGGCGCGACTGCAGTTCGGCTGGTCGGACAAGGACACTAAGTTCGTCATCGGCAACCGCGAAATATCAAGCAAGAAAGTGCAGTACAGCCCTGCGTCCAGCTTCACGGTGAACGTCATCCCGTTCTACGAGCAGAAGGGCAGCATTGAGGAGTGGAAGAAGTCGTTTAACGTGATGGTTGGCGACGAGAACAGCGCACAAGCGTTCGCGCTTATGTCCACCTTCGGCTCCCCGCTCATCAAGTTTACGGGTGTGAAAGGCGCGATGATCTCGCTCGTCAGTAACGCATCGGGCACCGGCAAGACGACCATCCTCAAACTAATCAACAGCGTGTGGGGGCACCCTACCGAGTCTATGCTGCAGAAGGACGACACCTACATGTCCAAGCAGAACCGCCTCGGGGTGCTTAACAACATCTGCGCCACCATCGACGAGATTACGAACATGCGGCCCGAGGAAGTGTCGGACACCGTGTACTCTGTGACGACGGGCCGGGGGCGCAACCGTATGGAGTCGTCTACCAACCGCGAGCGCCTTAACACGACCCGGTGGTCGCTTATCGCGGTGACTACGGGCAACTCGTTCCTGAGCGATAAGCTGGGTGCACTCAAGTCCACCCCGGATGGTGAGCTGATGCGCCTGTTGGAGATCGAAGTCAAACTAGCCGACAACCCAGACGCGGCCCGCCTGTTAGAGGCACTAGAGGAGAACTATGGACTAGCTGGTGACATCTACATCCAGTACGTTCTCCAGAACCTCCCTGACATCGTGGCGATGATAGACAAGGTAAAGCGGCGTATCATCAAGGACTCCAACGCGCAACGCAAAGAACGGCACTGGGTCAGCGTGGCGGCAAGCAACATCGTAGGTGGTGTGGTCGCTCAGAAACTGGGCCTGCACGACTACAACATGAAGGCCGTCTACCGATGGGCCGTGGCGTACTTCTCGACCATGCGCAGCACGGCGGAGTCACACATCGTGGATACCGCACACATACTGGGCGAGTTCCTTAACGAGAACATCAGCGCGTATCTGGTCATGGACGCAACGCGGATAAACATCACGTCTGGCACGCACGTCGTGAAAGCGGTGCACCACAAGGTATCAGCTAGGTATGAGAACGACACCAACACCCTGTACGTGTCGAAGAAGGAGTTTAAGGAATACTGCGTCAGTCGCCAGATGAGCTTAGAACGGGCGCTTAAGGAGTGCAGTGTGGACTACGCGTTCGTCGGGGCCGCCAAAAAGAGAATGGCTGCGGGCACAGGCGTATCGGCACCTGCCGTGGAGGTTTTCCAGTTCCGGGCTACCCCTACCACAGCGGGGTTGCTAGATGCTTAACTGGAACGTGTACGCGACTATGTCGCAGATGCAGCCGGGGGACAGCTTCTTCATCCCTTGTGTCGACTGCGACCCCCTGCGTAGGAAGATAAGCAAGACCGCAGACTCCATGCGGCTACGGGTAAACATCCGGTTCGTGGTCGAAGGCGAGATACAAGGGCTACGGACGTTTTTGCTTGAGACGGTATGACACGCCGGGTATATAATGCCAGCGCGAGGTTACCTCCTTTTCCTCGTGTGTCTCTCCTCCCTTTTCCCCGGCTCCGCGCCGGGGTATTTTTTACAGCACCCGCTCGCGTAGCCCCTTGATGTCCAGCTGCTTTATGTAGGCCGCTTCAATTTCCTTCATTCGGCGGATCTCGGTCGTCTTCTCGTCGTTCGGCATGTCGCTCTCCGTGACGATCCTTATGCGCTTACGAATTTTAGCGAGCTGGTCTGACACGCGCTCAAGCTGCTTGTTCGCTACCAACTGCTCCCGGTGTGCCTCGACGTACTTATGGTATTCCTCTACGTTGCCTTCGCTCTTGAGAGCGTTTGCCGTAGTCGCTATCTTAGACAGCCTCGCCATCGCGTCGTACATGTCGTTGCGTTCGGAGTTGTTAAACTCACGTGCACCCGGCATCGTAAACCCGGGGATAGACGCAGCGAAGTCCTTGGCGCTCATCGCCGGGCGGCCACCTACGGTCGAGGCAACGATGTTGGTCGTGAGCAAGCCCATCGCCCCAGCAGCACCGAACATGCCGCGAAGGAAGTGGTCGACCCGCACCGGGGACGCGATGGCGATATTACCTAGACCGACAGCCTCCATAGTCTCACCCCAACCCCGAGCCAGCGAGCTGGTGCTCGACCCGAACTGCCGCCACGCATCCACCTTACTCAATGAGAAGCCCACAAGAGCGTCGCCCGTGAACAGGTTGTGGTTCATAGCCTGCTCTGCGAGCTGCCGTACGGGAGCAGGGAGCGGTTCCGGCATAGCGGCAGCGCCGATCAGCAACGTGGAAGCCGCGGTGTACAGCCGTTTGGAGTCTACCGAGGCGGAGTCCGTGGTCTGGTTGTACATCATCTCAACCGCGATGGGCAGCAGGTTGGTCAGACTGGGACGACGGGGGATACCCCAACCGCCCATACCCGGGATCGTAAGCTGCCGCGCCCGCTGCTCAGGGCTCATGTTCTGGTACTCTTCGTCGTCCCCCGCGGCCATAGCGAACAGCAGGCCAAGAGCAGCCAGCATGGATGCGTTCTGCAAGTAGCGTTTGTACACCTCTCCGCGTGACTGCGATGTCAACCCTCTGCCGCCTAGCACCGCGAGATCCGCCCGCATCGAAGCCATAGCCGCCGTAAAGAACGGGGTGTATGCAGCGAAGAACGTAAGCGTCTTGCTGTTCGTCTTACGACGGAAGTTGATGATGTCCGCAGCCAGCTTGATCGCGTCCGTTTCCGACCACCCAGCGTCTTTTGCCGTGATGTACAGCGCCTGCCGGATAGCGTTGTCCGAGTGCATGGCTTGCTCTAGGCCCCAGTCGCGGGCCTTCGCAAACATCGACCTGTCTTTAGCCTCGTCGCCGTGGTACCCGGTAGCTTTCTTGAGGTACTCCGACTGCAGCACGCCAACGTCCGTACCCGAACCGGCGAACCCGCGTGCCCGTAGTACTTTGTGCGCTTCAGTTCTCTCGCCGCGCACGAGCGCAGCCATCTCTTTTGCGACAAGCCCCGGCAACTTAGCAGCGAACGAAGGCGGTAGCCCGGAGTTCAGCATCGCGGTCTGCGTGTCCATAAAAAGCTGCTTCGCTGAGAACGTAGGCGCGGCAATGATGGAGTTACGGAATATCTGGTTGAACACCCGGACGAACTTGGATACCTCAGGGTCCGCCAAGTTGGCGTTGAACATCGCGGCTTCTAGCGGGTTGTCGAACAACGCGTACTTCTTAACCCCGTTGTCGAAGAACCGCACGGTGCGGTTTTCAGCGCCTAGCTTCGCGTCCCCAACGTACTCCGCGGCACCGAACTTAACTGCGTCGGCGATCAAGGTGCTTGTTGTGGCGTTGCGCATACTGTTGTGCAGCATGTACATAGCCCACTGCTCGAAGTTGTCCGTCAGGTCCGTCACCTCACGCTCGGAGCCCTTGAACGGCGCTTGCTTGTATGTAGGCTGCAGCTTGCTGGTCACATAAGCGCGGGCCTCATCCATACTGGCTTGCTCGTCCTCGGAGAACTCCCGGCGGAATGGTATCCAGTCAGCGTTCTCGAGCAGGGTATCAGCGGTCGCACGCGCCCATACGCCAGACTGCACCGCGAAGTCCGCGATCCACTTGCGCATACCGTTCTTCAGACGGACGACCTCTTCGATCTCCGGGTAGGCACCGAACAGCTCCAGCCGCTTGGTAGCGGTGTCGCGGTCCATATGCCTCGGCACGCGCATCTCTGCGGTCTCACGGAGCTGCTTAGCGGCCTTGGTCTTGCCTGCGGCCTCCAGAGCAGCGGCTCGCTCCATCGCGTTGTCGTACGCTTTGTACAACCCTTCCACGCGCCGTGCTTCCATAGCGGAGTTAGCGAATAACCGCGCCTCGTGGTACGTCAGCCCGTGGACCTTCGCCATGTCCAGCAACTGCTGCTGGATAGCGTTACCACTGAATTCCGAATTTGTAGCCTTGAAGTACCCATCGGTGCCCATCTCTGCACCGCCACCCTCCAGCGCGTACCCCGTGACAGCACGTAAGTGGCCAATCTGAGCGATCAGCCCCAGCTTCGTGGCCATCTCCCCCGCCTCGTAGTCCTCAGTCCTCGCCCGGATACGCTTCTCGGTCGCGTATGCCACATCCAACTTGGACATAGTCCAGTCGTACGCGTTCGAAGCAAGGGTCTTGGTGGGAGTGTATCCGGCCATAGCGGCCTTAACCTTGGCACTGGCAGGCCGGTTGTCTACTGGCGGTGCTACATACCCAGTATCCGCAAGGATACGACCGCCTTCTGACGCAGTTGCCTCCGGTGCAGATTTACGTGCGGTGATGTTCGAACTAGTGGCGCTGTACGACCCGTCATTCCCTACAGCAGACTTAACCTGCGTTGGGTTGTACGCAACCAGCTCTGTTAGTTCGCCGTCGCGGTACTGCATCAACCCGTCGTAGCCTTGCGCCCGTGCGCGGGTCATCACCTGCTTGCCGACGTATCCTTGCTCGTCGTAGGCTTTCTCCACAATCGCTTCGGCCTTGGGCCGCGCCACACCTAACAGCGTGAGGGCGTGCACCATAGGGTCTACCCCGCCGCTTGTACGAATCACCAACGGGTTCTGTAACGACGCGTACACAGGGATCACGTTACCGCCAACCACTGATGCGTACGTACTCGCAAACTCTGGATTCGGGGTCATGTAGATCCCCGCGCCTAACGCGCCGTCTTTTCCAACGCGCATGGTAGGACCATAGTCCTTATCCACCCCGCGGTACACCCGCAGCGGTTCGCCGTTTGCGTCGACGACCTTACTATCCTTGAACCATTGATTGAACCCGTTAGTTCCGACTCGGGCTTTCGGTGCCGCTGCAGACTTCGCACCGCCCTGTACCATCCATTTACCTGCAACTCCGCGGGCCAGCGACGCTAGGTCGTCTGCCGTGAACTTCGTCACTATGCCTTTGGTACGGAGCCAGTTTCGTACAGCAGCCAGTATGCGTCGCATCAGCGGCATGTTGGGATACCGCTCCGCTAGGTACGCAAGGCGCTCTTCGGCTACATGCTCTGATCGGGCGGCGCGTTCCAGCGCGACTTCATGAGCTTCCTGCACAGCGGTTCTAAATGGGGAAGCCTGCGTGGACGTTAGCGCGTTCTCAATCTGGGACATAGCATCGGAATACAGCGCGTCACCGAGGATAGCCTTCCACCCAGCGTGCACTCCAGCCTCGTGGATCGCTGCTTTGATTCCGTCTGCCTTAGCTGTGTTACTTGCGATGACGGCGACGTAATCGTCATACGGCTCGTAGAACCCGCTTACATCCGCTTCGCCGGTGGCTTTTAACGCCGCGACGATCGCGCGGTCTTTAGCTGTCATACGCGGATCAGCCTCAGATTCGTACACGCGCAGACGCCCGGAATTTATCGCTGCCAGTATAGTCTTGCCGCCGAACTCGTTAATCAGATCCCGCCCTAACTCCCGGGCCGACGCGTACCGCGGGTTCTTGCCCGGCGCTTTACGGGCGTACGGGTCAGTAGGCTCTAAACCCTCCGGCTTCCCGTAGGCTTCCCGGTCGCTCTTGGGCTTCATCCCCGGGTCGAACTCAGTTGTGGTTGTCTCGCCCGCGGAAGTCGAGAGGTTATCTCCCACCGGGAATACGTCAGTCAACCGACTAGAGTCGGGTAGCACGTAGATCTTCGAGTCGGCTGCCACGTCGCCGGAAGCGACCATAGGGCCAAACTTAACCGCGACGTTAGTGGGCACGTTTATGCACCCTTGGGAGATCCGGTTGTCCGCCGTGGTTTCGGTCGCTAGGCGTTGGTTACGTACTTCTGCTGGTGAGCCCAGATAAACTGAGTGTACCGCGACGAACGAGTGGGGTGTTGCCGTCTCCGCCAACCTAAACGCCGGGCCGTAATTCGGGTCTTCGTACGGCTCCATCGAGAACTCCCCCGCCGGGGTGATCTTTTCCGCCGCGGTGTACAGATACGGCGCTTTATCGACCGGGTTCATGACGTCGCCCTTGGCTGCGCCAACGAGCACTGGGGTAGAGAACTGCAGCTTGCCGTCGCCGTTGAATACGTGCATCACTGCGTTCGGCTTGTCTACGACGAAATACGCCTTGCCGTTCCCGCGGTTCAGGGCGTGATTAGCTATTAGCCGTGCGTCGGCAGATACACTCTTCCCTGCAGTATCTACCGTTTGTGCATATGCCGTCGTAGGAGCTACTGGAACTATCACCTGCGTAATAGGTGCACCCACGTTGAAATTGAGCGCCACCGCGACCGACATCATACCTTGCTTAATCTGGGCAACGAGGTCGCGGACGACCTTCTTCAGGTGCATCAACTTGGAACCGCCGAGCATCGCCGCTACGTACTCCTGCAGCTTCTGGATGCCCGTGCGGTAATCCCCGTTACCTAGCTGCGGGTGAGTGGTTACGAGCTCTACGTCTGCATCGGACAGGGCTCCGTGTAACGCATCGCGCGCGTTGTTCTGCAGGTTCTCCCTGCGCTGTACGCTAAGATTTTGGGTGGTCTCGTTCTCAGCGATAACCCGCGCGCGTATAGCAGCGTTCAATGTCTTGACCCGCGCACCATCAGGCGAGCGACTACCTTGCTCTGAAATGAGCTCGTCCTCGAGCTCGGCGGTTGTGTAGTCGGCAAACTCGTCGGCTACCTCGTCGGCTACCTTCGGCTCTACCTTCGGCTCTACCTTCGGCTCTACCTTCGGCTCTACCTTCGGCTCTACCTTCGGCTCTGGCTGCGTCTCTACCTTCGGCTCTACCTTCGGCTCTACCTTCGGCTCTACCTTCGGCTCTACCTTCGGCTCTACCGCTGCACGGCGAGTGTCGTAATCCTTCACAAACGCGGCGGCGGCATCCGCATCATTACCCTGCCGTAGCTTCCGCGCGGCTTTACCGTCCTTGGAGTTCCCTGCTTCAGCAGAGATCTCGTTCAACCGCGTGAGCGTAGCAACGACGTCTACAGGCTCTACCTTCGGCTCTGGCTGCGTCTCTACCTTCGGCTCTACCTTCGGCTCTACCTGCGTCTCTGGCTGCGTCTCTGGCTGCGTCTCTGGCTGCGTCTCTGGCTGCGTCTCTGGCTGCGTCTCTGGCTGCGTCTCCGCCTTCGCGGCAGCGGCGGCCTTCCTCGCTTCAGTCTTCGGTTGCAGTGTGGTAACGTCCAACTTGCCCTGCTTACGCGACATCGCGTTGTATTTTGCGGTAGCCCACTGCGCGGGGTACAGCTCCTTAGCCAGCTGCTCAATGTCGGTCACCGCGTCCGTGTTACCCTCGGCACGGGCAGCGCGCAGGTCGCTCAGTAGGGCGGCAATGGCGGGGGGTTTAGGTTCAACGGGATCGGCGGGCATTGCACCGAAACCAAATTCACCCTGCGTGCCAAACGGCTGGTTCTCGAACTCCTGCTGACGCTGGGTCTCGAACATCATCTCTGTCTGGTCGGCCTTTTCTTGGTCGTGTTCCGCCCAGCGCCCTTCGTTTATAGCTTTAAGCTCGTCGGGTGACGGATTACGCTTGTATTTATCCTTGAACCTCTGCAGCCGCTCTGCGTCGGCTTGTTTCCGCTTGTCCTCTTCCGCTTTCTGCTGCGCGAGGTTACCCTCTATATCAATCTCGGTCTGCTGCTGCATTAGCGGCAGGGCCTCTACCACATCACCTACACCTGTGATGTTGCTCGTCTCAGCGACCCGCGTCAGAACTTCACGGACCTTGGCTACATCGGCTTCGTTGTCGAGGTTAAGTCCTATCAGCGACCGTAGGGGCTTACTGCGTGTAGCAGACGGACCGAAGCCACGCACGAGCCAATCACGGGTTACGAGGTTGGGCTGCGCTGTTTCTATCGTCGTGCCAAACGTGTCTCCCTCGGGGGAGGGTGTAAGCTCAAACGCCGGTTTAGTAGGAGCAGGAGCAGGAGTAGGAGTAGGAGTAGGAGTAGGAGTAGGAGTAGGAGCAGGAGTAGGAGTAGGAGTAGGAGTAGGAGCGTCGAAATCAAACCCCATCTGCGTCTTGTCAGTATTAGCCATACTGCCGCTGCCCATGTCGAGGCGCTCGGTTTTGATGCGTACCGACTCAGTCAGGGCTTTAATCTTACCCAGTGCTGCGTCCATCTCCGATTGCGACTGCGCGTTACGGAAGTCAGTATTCGCGGCATCTAGCTTCTTATGGTCCGATTTCAGTTGCTTCTCGAGCTTCTGTTCGCCGGTGTCAGTGTACCCGCCGTAGCCTACTAAGTTCTTGTTCTCGTTAGCTATTTCAGTCTGGTATCGCTGCGCTTCTTCTAGGCGGCCCTGCGCCATCAGCTTGTCGCGCTCGACAGAGAGGGACGCTATGCGCGCTTTGGACGCACGCTGGCGCTCCAGAAGAATCTGCTCAGGCTGCACACCGCGGGATTCAGCCTCGTTCAGAACGTCACGCGTTAAAGTCTCTACGTGCGACTTAACAGTGTCAGGAGTTTCCTCGAACCCCGGCAACGTGGCGGTAGGACCGCCAGCCAGAATACGCTCGGATCTAGCCGCTTTGGCCTGCGCCGCGGCTGCTTCTGCTCGTTGGGCTTGCTGCACTTGCTGCTCTTGCGCTGCTGCCTTGGCGTCTGCGCGTCGCGCTTGCCCTACCTCCATGCGGCGGCCCGTCAAACCAAAGGCCGGGGAAAGCAGCGCGGCACCTACAGCGCTCTCCTCGTATTCGCCCATAGCTTCTTTGCCGCCTAACGGCAGCCCCGCCTGCCAACGCTCTAGCGCTTGCTGCGACACCTCGGCGGGCACTTCAGCGAGCAGCGTACGCCCAGTACCAACCCCCAACGACTTCATCCATCCTTCCGAGGACAGCTCCTTCGCGGCTTGCTTCGTAGCCTCTCGCTCCCCCATACCGAATAGACGCTGTAAACCTGCTACGCGCAGGGTCACTAAATCCAGCGCCGCCTGACCACCCGCGGCGACCCCAGCTTTGCCGAACTGCCATTCTGGCGCGGCTTGCCCCTGCTGCCGCGCAGCCTCACGCTCAGCGGCTTGACGACGTATGTCGCTGCCATAGTGCTCAAGCCCTAATAGGCCCGCAGCCGCGAGGCCGCCGACTAACTTCGCCTGCGGAGCTGGAGCATACCGTGCCGCAGCTAGACCCCCTAACGCCGCAGGTGCCATAGCACCAACGGACGATCCGAACCCCTGCTTACTTAGCCCCCACAGCTCCCTAGCCGCCTCGCCGTATTCGCCTCTGTTAAACGCGCTTTTAGCGTCTCCCCATGCCCAGCTAGGATCCCCCGCGCCTTCGAGCTGCTTACGCTCTAGTTCGAGATTCCCCGGTTGTGCTGTCTGCTGCACTGCCCGCGCACTACCGACGGTTGCGTCCCCTAGCGCACGCTCGAACGACTCGACGAGCCCCGGTCGAGCGGCTTTCCACGCTTCCCTCTGCGGGAGTATGTCGTTTTCGATGGCCGATAAAATATCGGCGTCGCTCATATCGACAGGGAAGTTAATAGGCCCAATACCCGGGATGTTGATCGGCCTGACGTTGCTCTTGGATTTAGTCGCCATGTAACGCCTTTTGCTGGTTACTTACCGTGCGGCACGTAAATGTCGCCTTCGAGCCTGCCTTTTCCACCCGGTGCGGCAGGGGGCACGACCGTGTTGCCCGACACGGCGGCCCACGCACTCATAACAGTGTCCAACTGCGCCTGCAACGCCGCTCTCGCTTTGGGGTCCATCTCGTTTTTCAGAGCCGCCGTTAAATTATCGGCGTGTTGCACGTAGTACTTAATACGCTCGGCTTTCTCGGCGCGGCTGATCGCTGCCGCTTGGGTGTGACCTTGCTGGGTTTGAATCCGCTCATACTCTTTATTATGCCGGGCAGTCTCAGTGATCTTGAGTCCTTCTTGGTGCAACCCTGCGAGCGAGGCGAGACGCGAAGCGTTAGCTTCGTACGTCTTCCAGTCGTTGTCCTTAGCGGCCTTCTCCATAGCGAGCTCTGCCGCTGTGATCTCTTTCTCGAGGTCACGTAGGTCTTTCTTGCCTGCAGCATAGGCTTCAAGGCCCTTGATGCCGCCAGCACCCATGTTGGTCATAGCGTGCGGAGAAGTGCCCGCCATCATAGACAAACCAGCCTGCATGAGTCCCATGTTGAACGGCTCATCCTTACGGGCGTCGACTCGGTCTTGCAGCTTCTTAAGCAGGGCCGTTTCTTTGTCCGTGTTGTACTTCGTCGGTTCCAAAGCAGCGAGCGCCCCCATAGTACTCTTCAGGTCCATCGGGAACGCGGACGGCAGAACGTTAGTCAGCGCGGGGGTGGGTACGATTGTAGGTGTAAGGGCTTTGGGCTTCGGTTTCCCAACGACCACTCTGTTAATAGGGGTAGCTTGGATGGCCGCAGCGCCCGGAGTAGTTGACCCCGTTTGCGTATCTCCCATAGCGCGCCGCGCTTCATTATCGACCTCTGTAGGCAATGGCTGCGGGGGCGCGATACTCTCGCCCGCGGCCTTAGCTATAGATGCGGGGACTCCGCGTGCAAGGTGCCCAACGAGCCCCGCAACACCCTTCTGCACCCAAGGAGGCGTACCAGTATCTGCAGCGGCGTACGTCTCTGCGAGGTTCTGCGGTCGAGTAGACTTGAACCGAGTGTTTAGCCCGGCGAATTCCGCATCCGGTAGTTTTAGTCCGGTACCGCGCTGCTGCCACGTCCCGTCGGTATTCTGATCCCAGCTGCCTTTACCAAACACCTCAAGACTCATGTTGCTGGCCGCGACGGGAGCAACAGGATTGCCGGGAGCCGCAGGGGCAGAGCCCGCAACTCTAAACTCGCCTTTGGGGTCGAAAGCGTGCGGGAACTGGGTTTTAGCATTAGCGTATTCGATCGGAATCCGCGGCCCGCCCCCAGCAGGTTGGATCTCGTATCTTGTTCTACCCGGGATGCCGAGGAACGTGTCAGCGACTCGATGCAATACAGGGACTTGGCCCCTGTCGGCGAACGCGAGCGGCCTTTGGGTTTTGGCGTCGTACGACTCCCCGAGGATCTCTTTGATCTGGGCTTCGGTGTAGGTCCCCGGCGGCAGTACCCCCGGGATCTCGTACAGGGTAGTCGGTCGGGGGCTCTCATAGAGCGTGAAGTCGCTGGGTTCTTCGATCGCGGAGCTCGCATAGACCGCATCGTTCGCCATCTGCGCACCACCAGAAGACATATCACCCCCGGCAACACCGCGAGCCGCAGGTGCAGCCAACAGACTGCGTACCCCAGCGCCGCTGGCCTTTGTAGCGGAAGCACGGACGGGAGCACTGCTCAGATCGGCACCACCAGAAGGCATAGCACCACCGGCAACACCGCGAGCACCCGCAGGGGCGGCCAACAGACTGCCAACACCAGCGCCACGCGTCGAACCTGCGGGAGCGGAAGCACGGACGGGAGCACTGCTCAGATCGGCACCACCAGAAGGCATAGCACCACCGGCAACACCGCGTGAACCACCGGCGACTACATCTAAGAGGCTCTGCAGCCCGGCGGAAGGAGCCTCACCTGCGGGAGCGGAAGCACGAGCGGGGGTAACACTCGTTTCAGTATCACGCGCCAACGCTGGACGGGCTAGAACATTCGTAACCGCTTGGTCATCTGCAGGAACCACAGACGGGGCGGCGGGGTTTACAGAGGGGGTCAGAGGAACTACGGCGCTCTTAGATCCTGCAGGGGGTTGGGGCTCCGCAACTTTAGTTGACGCGGGGCCTACCGTGGGCTTGTCTTCCTTCCGGGGAGCGGTCACGAACGGCATCAGCTCATCACGATGCGCGGGGTTGGTGCCCATACTCATAGTAAAACTACCCGGCGAACCGCTGAGCAGGTCCTCGCGGCTACCCATATACCAATTTATACGGCCATGTGAGTCTTCGAGCGGAAACTCAGCGTATGCCGAATCTATACCCAACCGTTTCATTACTTGCTCGAGCGTCTCACCTCGAGCGTTACGCACTACCTCCGGCGCTTTCTTAGCTTCCGGTTTCGGTTTCGGTTTCTTACTACTCTGCGTGTACCGCTTCGAATCCTTCGGATCGCCGCCTTGGGCGAACGACACAATACCGCCATCGGCAAACGCAGGCGGCTCCATCGGCAGCGCAGCGATACCCTGCTCCATCCCCGGCGTAGCGGCTTGGCTTATCTCTTCAGCTACCGTACTCTTGGGGGCTTCGTTAGCCGCGCCTGCGGACTGACGCATCTTCTGACGGCGCTGCATCTCAGACAAGACTAGAAACTGCGGGCTCGCACCCGTGTTCATCTGCTCTGCCAGCTGGCGGTCGGAGAGGTCCTTAAGATGGTTCTGGACGGATAGTAAATTCATCATGTTCCGCTCCCCTGTCCTGATCTGTACGCGCCAAGACCCGCAAGGCCAAGGCCCGCTATTTGAGATGCTGCACTAGGCGCGGGAGTATATACAGACTGGTTCATAGATACCGGTACACCCCGAAGGATGTTGTTATACCAGTTAATCATATTCTGCTCGTAGTCGCGCTGAGCGGAAAAGTCAGCGTACGACTGATCTAGCTCCTGCTGTTGCAGGGCTTGCTGTTCTTTGCCTACTCCGCCTAGCGCCTGAGCGCGGTCGAACGCAAGTTTCTGCTCGGCTTCGCCCATCGCACCCAACTGCTGCCCTTGAGTCCCGAGCTGCTGCATCGCCTGTAGTCCCGATGTCGCACCAAACTGCCGAGACGCTTCAGACGCTTTCTGGGCTTCCAAATTCGCTTGCTGGTTGAGCTGCTGTGACTGCATAGTGTTAGCCATGTTCTGCAGTTCCATCTGCTGCCGCATCTGGGCGTTGGCCTGCTCTGTCGTGAGCCCCGCTTGCTGGTTAGCCAAGTTCGCTTGCTGTTGCAGCTGTGCGGCCTGCTGACGTATCTGGTTGGCCTGCTGTTGGTTGCCCTGCTGTGCCGCGAGGTCCGCCTGCTGGTTAAGCTGTTGGGCCTGCATACCAAACTCGGCACCGCGGATCGTTGCTTGCTGCTGGTACTGTTGGTTGCCCTGCGACGCCTGTAGTTCTGCGGCGCGTTGGGCTTGCAGCGCTTGCACGCCCTGTTCATACGCACCCTGCATACCTTTGGACTGGATACCACCAAGTTGTGTAGTAAGTGCCCGCTGGGCTTCAGCAGCTTCCACTGCCTGACGAGAACCCCCAAACGCCCCAGCACGGGCAGCTTGCGCCCCGCGCATCTGAGACCCGATCTGGTAGTCCCGCACCGCAGCGGCTTTTTCTGTGTCCGTAACAAGCTGCTGATACGGCGACATGAACGACTGTATAGTACCTATATCACGAGCCGATAGCTGGTTGCCTACACGCTCGACGGAAAGCTGCCCGGGCGCGCTCACCTGTTGGGCAGCTATATCTCGATACGGAGTGATCTGAGCGCCTTGAACCCGTTCGTACGGCCCCATCTGGGACGCATTACCATATGCGGCTTGAACCCGCTCTTCTTGGAACTTAGTAGGGTCGTAGCTGTACTGGCCTAGACGGTTCGCCACATCCATACCGATCTGCTGCCCGGTCTGGAGCCCTTGGGGCGTTCCGCCAAGCGCGATCTGACTTGTCATGTCATGTGCGGCGGTCTGTGTGGGGGAGAACCCAGCAACGCGCTGGCCACCATAGGTTTGATGTGGCGTTAACGACGCGGCTTGGCCGCGGTTCATAATGTCTTCGAAATACGGCTTCGCGTACTCCGGCAGGCTAGAAGTATACTGGGTAGACGTTGTAGTCCCACCACCGCCGCCCTCAAGGGTCATGCGACGACCGAGTTTCTTAAACGCCTGCTCTGGCAGGTCCGCAAAATCTTGGTATTTACCCCAACGGCTCATAGCTTAACTCCCACTATCCGATACTTCTCTTCAAACCCGAACCTACGCCACAGACGGGCTATCGACTCACGTGCGGCACCCTCAATATGAGTGGCACCGTAGATCTTGCAGATTTCCTTTAAGTTCATAAAGGTATCCGGGTTTGCAACTAGGTTAGCACCGACCGCTACAACAAACGCTACACGGCTCGTGGGGCGGTTAAAAAACTGTATAGCCGCAGCACCAATAATAGCATCGTTTTCCTCTGCCACAATAAGCACCCACTGCCCGGTAGTGAGATAGACGCGCACATGTTCTAACTCGTAATCACCCTTAGCGAACTCGAGTGCGCTACCGATCCACGGAGCTACGGCGTCCCACATCTGCGGGACGTACTCCATTTGGACTACTTTGAGGGCGATCATGACGACGATGAAGTGGCCGTGTAGGCCGCCAGCCGCCTCTCTAGGTCGGCAATCTTGTCTTGGAAGGTTTTACTCTGCTTCACCCAATACTCGTTTTGTGCAACATTGGGCGAATTTACGCGTTCGGCGGGCGTGTACCCTTGGTGCCCCGTGCCGTAGCTCTGGTTGTACGCGTCTACCTGAGTGTTGTATGCGCCGACGTCGTTGTGGTACTGCCGTTGCTGCCCCATGTAATCCCCCATTTGACGTCCGTACTGCCGCGTGTCTGTGGCAACTCTATTATACGCGGGCATGGCGTCTCGAAGTTGCTGGTACGGAGACGGGTGTAGAGGCTGGTACTCAGACGGGTGTAGAGTCTGGTACTGAGGCTGATACTGAGGCTGATACTGAGGCTGATACTGAGGCTGAGGCTGCGGCTGATACTGAGGCTGATACTGAGGCTGCGGCTGATACTGAGGCTGTTGCTGCTGCTGGGGCCGGTAAGCGAAACCCGTACTGGTGCGCGAGGCGTAGGGGTTCATACCGCTCTGGTACCCCGGAGTGTACGCTGTGGGGGTAGTAGGTGCAGTGGGGGTAGTGGGGCGCACCCCCCCAAACGCGGGGGCATAAGGTAAAGGCGCAGGGGTACCGCCACCGCCGCCGCCACCCTCAAGGGTCATACTACGACCTAGTTTCTTGAACGCCCGCTCTGGCAGGTCCGCAAAATCTTGGTATTTACCCCAACGGCTCATATCAGCCTCCCTTACGATTACGTTTCGCTGCGTCTAGTATGGCGTAAAACTGCTTCGCCCCGCCAGCTTTCTTGACCTGCTTCTTAGGAATATAGGCTTCTCCGTTGGATACGCGGGCTACCTCTGCGCCGTCAATAGAGGCGGGTATAGAGTCACTAGTACCCGTACCTTTCCCACGAATTGCCTTTGCCCCTACTTTGCGCTTGAGCGCCATCAGCCCTTGCTCAGTGTTCCCTCTGCCAACTGCGTCAACCGCGTACTTAGGCACAACGAATCCGCCGGACTCCAGTGGGAAAGATTTGGAATTAGGCACCTTACCACCAGTAGCAGCGTTCCACGCACCGGGCCAGTCGTTACGGCCCACGGCAGCGTAGTTGCCCATGATCTTGCCCTTCAGCCGCGCGTATTCCGCTGCGCTCTTGGCTTCAGACTCTTTGGCTTCGCCCTCCCGCTCGGCTATCTCAGCCGCGCCCGCCTGCATCCCGTAGCCCATAATCGCCGCGGGGGCACCGTACTTCATACCGCCGGTCTGCATCAACGTGTCCAGCCCGCCCGTTTTGGTCGCAACCTTCTCGAACCCTTTGCCTACGTTGCTCATTCTGTCGCCAAATGAGCTCATGGAGCGATCTAAAAGGCCGGGTTGAGCGGCAGGGGTGGAAGCGAGGGTAGGGGCTGGACTAAGTTTAAGGGTAGGGTCGGCAGGGGTAGAAGCGAGGGTAGGGGCGGCGGGAACGGGAGCAGCGGCACTGGTAGGAGCCGCGTTGAGCGTACGATCTAATTTAAGGCCGAGGGTAGTGTCGGCGGGAACGGCGGGGGCAACGGCAGGGGTAGGTGACATGTATGTTGGAGTCCCGCCTGCCATAGACGCTTGCAAACTTTGCGTGGCTTCCCCAGTGCCGTACATCGCTGGGTTTCCTACAAGCGCTTGGTTCTGGGCCAACATAGATCGGGCTTGTTCACCCGGCAGCATAGACGGTGCTCCACCCAGCGCCGCGTTTTGCGCTGCCATATCAGTCATCTGCGGGCCAATCGCAGCAACACTAGGATCAACCGGAGGCACCGCCCCAGCGCCCATCTCCGCCACACCGCCCATCATCCCTGCCATACCGCCGGTCATAAGTCCTGTACCTAACGCCTGCATCGGATCCCCGGTCTGCGCGTATTTAACCGCGCCGGAAGCCAAACCAGAAGTAAGCGCAGGGCTGCCTGCAAGCGTGGTCATAATCCCACTACCCAACCCCCCAGCAGCAGCACCACCCAACCCACCAGCAGCCCCCGCGGCAGCCGGAGCAGCCAGACCGCCCGTAAGGGCCACAGCCGCTATACCAGCGATAGTGGGCAGCAGATCCTCGAGCCACCCTGCCTCAGGCAAGCCCGTCCGCGGGTTGTACGTCATGTTTTTGCCGGAGGCTTGCGCCAGCGCGTGCAGCCCAGCTACCTCCCGCGGAGTGACATGTATCAGCATAGAGTCGTTACCGCGACCCCTACCAGCGAGCTCCCGGGCTTGGAGTGTGTCTAATCCGTTCATAATGTCACCTTAAGGAGGAGGGGGTGTCGGCCTAGGGTCGGGTATAGGCGCGATGAAGTTTACCGAAATAACGGACGAAGCGATACCCGGGTGTGGGGCCGCGGCGGGGGAGGCGTTAAGTATTACGTTAGTGTTTGTAACGGACACGACAATTTCCATGTACTCGTTCACGTCCATGTCGATGTCGAATTCCCAAGTAACCGCGATACTCGACCCGGAACCAGACAGCGTGTAATCTCTGGATGAGAATCCTATATCTGTGCCGCTACGGCGCAGCCACACGAATATGTTCTTCGTACTGGCGTTCGTGCTCGTGAACTGCCCTGAGTACTGGAAGTTGTACACCCCCGCAATCCGGGCGTTAATCCGAGACGTATTAGATAAATCGACGCTGTTCGTCAGGTATGTGGCGTTGTATGCCACAGGATACGCGGTGTCAGCAGCGGCAAACGTTTGATCCGCGGTGTTAAAAAACAGCCCGTAAGGGCAATCAATATACTGGCCGCCAATGGGGCCTAGGATCGAGCGGAATAGGGAGTCTAGTTTGCTGAAGTACAGCGTCAGGATGCTGACGAACCCCGACACCACCGGGGGCGGTATGCTAGGGGCTCTGGAGGGGATGAGGCTATTTCTCATTTGCGCCCGTCAAGGCGAACATCAAACCGAGGAACGCCCAATCGCCATGTAACGCCCGCCGCATCAGACGCCACCCGGAACTCTAACTGACGGCCACGCACGCGTACGAACACTTCGTTGGTGTACTGCTCAACGGGAACAGTGGAACTGCGCGTGACCGCACCGCCTGCTGAGTCGTATGTGGAACCGGGGAACCGTCGCGCCTTGAACGTCATAGTCACGGTGGGGGTGGATGCTGTGGAGCCGTCGAACGTAATATCTGGTACGACCCGGTTGATGAGCCCGAACTTGTCCCCCGTATCCAACGAAAAGTCAGACGAGTCGAGGTAGGACGCGATGGCCGTGACCGGATAGGTCGTAGCGTCATCAACGCCGTAGTCCTGTATGTACAAGTACCCTTTCTGCGTCGATGTGCTATACACCCCCGCCATCGGGTTAGACTTAAGCGGGGAGTCCATCCACACCGTGCGACCCATAGAGCCTATTACCCATGTGTTTTCCACATAGTTGAACACGACGTAGCGGTCGTTGACGAGCGAGCTCCCGGACGGATAGTGCCACCAGATCTCGTTGAACTTCTCACTCTGCCCGCATGTAACCTGCCATGCTTGGTCCATATTCAGGCTGTCGAACACGTAGGACTGAACAGCGCATGGGACGGGCTGCACATTACCGCCGTACGTATAGAATTTATCACGCCCCATCCAGAACGCCGTGTTGTTGACGACGATAGCCGCGTTGGGGCCCATGATGGATAGGTTGTCCGCGAGGGTATTAAACCCGAAAACGTACGGCGGCCCGAGGTACTGCATGGAGAACAACGCCGCGTCCGACCAGATCAGAATCTCTTGCCGTGACTGCTTGGCGCACACGAGGTACGACCCGACGCTCATCAACTGGCTACCCGCTTGCGTAGTCGCCTTCGGCTCCCATTCCAGATAATCTTCCTGATCGCTCCACCGTACCAACATCGGGCTCGCGGTCGTAGATCCGTAGTCATTAGAGCCTAGAGTGATAACAAAGCGCGACTGGTCAGAGACGAGGATGTAGTTCTGGTATAACGGCACGTGGTTCGCGCCGGGAAGTGACGAAATGAGGCTGCCCCGAACAAGTAGAGAAGCGGTACTGGTGTATTCCCAGTAGTACAGACCACCGCCACGGGGGCCAAACACTACCGCGCTACCGTAGGTAGCTACGTTCCACAAGCGCAACTGATACCCGACACCTACAGTGGTGCCAGAACCCCATGTGTCGCGCCCGTAAGTGCCCGCACCCCAGCCCGTACCGAGGGTGTAGATCGCGTTGCCAGTCAATACTTGGTATGCTGCAGAGACAGCCGCACCGCCCGCACCCGTATCCGACCCGTTAGCCGTGGCCGTGGCCGTGAACGTATATGTACTACCAGAAACGTAGGCGACCTGATACTCTTGATTCAGCACCGCGGCGGTGATGTTTCCACCGAGGGATACCGCCCCAGAGAACGTAACGAAGTCCCCCGTCTGGACTGTATGTCCTGCGTCTGTAACCGTAATGACCGCGGAGCCAGAAATAGCTGCGAACGGATTGGCAAGAACGTTAGTCTCGTCTAACGGAGTGATGTCGTTGTAGGCTGCGCCCGACTCCATGTAGAACTTAAGGTTGGTCCCCAGCGCGGTTAGTGTAGCGCCGCAGGAGCACTGGAACGCCAGAGCGGTACGCGCTACGCCCCAAAACTCCAAGGGGGAGTAGTATGCCCACCCGCCTATCTTTTCCGGTGTTCCGTACTGGAACCGCACCTTATCGCAGTCGAACCAGCTACCTTCGGTACTGTAGTCAGTACCTTCTTTGTTAATTCCCGGCTTGCACTGGACCTTCTGGAGCATGTATCACCTCTACGCTTTGCCCTTGATACGCTCAAAAGTGCGCAGTCCACCGAGCCCTAGCATCCCGGTCAATAGTACCATCAGCGTCTCGTTGTCGATAGGTGGGAGCGGCGGGACAGAACCACCCATGACGGTAGCGACCCAAGGCACGAGCGGTTGGAGAAGGAACTGGTAGACGAGGCCAAAGACGCAGGCCCACCCTGTAGCGGGCCGCCATCCTCCCCTGAACATATCCGTACCGGCCTCAGCCTTGTTGATCTCCATCTGACCCAACGCCATCTTGGTCTCTGCGTCAAGCACGGCCAGCTCGCCCTGTTGGGCCAGCTCAAGGAGTTTCAGTTTCGCATCGGCTTGCGCTGTCGGGTCTGGCAGGATTTTATCGAGTACGGTGCTGACTAACGGAATAATTGCTTGCCACATGCTATTTCTCCCAACGGGCTTGCTTGCCCCTAACGTCCACGTGGTTCCACGACCTATAAAGCCCAAGGCCGTACTTGCCGGGGTACTTGCCAACGAGATACTGATGCACTTTAGCCGGGCTCACACCAGACACCACGATGTCAGCAGCAATGCCCTGCAGGTGCTTGGAGCCCTCTTCACCGCCCACGGCATTGTTGTGCGCAGGGCAACGGCAGCCCGAATTGATAGTGACCGGGACGTTGTACACCTCCCGCAGGTTCTCAAGGACTTCGATCAACTCCACATCAACGGTTGCAAACCCGCAGTTGCAGCCACAAGCAAATTCTTCGCGGTTGAAATGCTCAGAGATCTTCATGCTTTACACACCAAATAACGACAACCACCGTAATCAACCGTGGTCGTCTTTTCGACAACAGGCGCTACAAATTCAATCCGCGGCACTTGCGCCGGGACGATGGTCACTATCACAGGCTGCCCCAGAAAATTGCTCAGGAATATCAGTATCGGCATCGGAGGCCTCTCGTTGGTTCATATCCGTGAAATCACGGCATTGGTCGTAGCGTTTGACTAAATTGAAGTGCGCGTGGTTGAATAGGCATATTTTAGAGGTGAACGCACCGCCGTTGGAATACTCCAGCATCGTATCCTCGTGCAAGCAGACCGAACATAACGTTCCCATGGTCATCGCATCAGGAGCGACCAGATGTAGCATACGGCTGCGGCTATGCCAGCAAGAGCGAGGATTTCGTCTACCTCACCCATGGCCCTTATCTACCTTATTGTCGATTTTATCGAACAGGCGCTGGAGCATCTCTTTCAGCTCTTTGACATCTGATCTGTAGTCATCTCTGGCCACATAGTCTTTGGGCAACTCCTCACGGAGTTTAGCGAGATCAGATTTCAACTCCTGCACAGCTTCCCAGAGAGTCCTCAATAGATACCCGCCGACCAGCAGGATGGCGTTATAGACCCAGTCGAGTACCTGCATTTCCATGATCTATCCTTAAATCAGCCGTTACCGAATACTAGCATTTTATCTTAGTCGCCCATTTATGCGCGTCCTTTGTTGTGACCCGCACATCATATCTGATTGGAGGCTCGAACATGTCGTTGGTGTCTGCGTAGCGAGACTCCGTTATGGTATCCACCCACACAAGGAGGTCGGCAGCGAACCTATTGCGGATTGCTTCTGTAGGGGCCACGAAGTCGCATATAACCACATCTGTGGTGGCTTCCCCTGCCAACTTCCGCATCCGCTCTACCTGCCGCAATCGACCCCCCGGCGAGAAGTCCCAATCGTTGTATCGGGCGCGTACCTCGTCAGCGTTGAACCACGTGACTGACGGCAAAAGCGCGGTCAGCGTCTTAGCCAGCGTGGTCTTGCCGCTGCCGGGTAGCCCGAAAATCAGCACGATCACATCAAGGCATCCAGTTCGTCGTGGCTCGTACAGGCTTCGATGGCTACAATCTTCGGAGCAACAGCATCTTTAGCCGCTTGCAGCGCAACGGGGTCGTAAGCCATCGGGTCATGCATCTGTTTCTGCATTTCTTGTTGGAAGCCCATAGACGCATTCAGCTTCATGCCCGCCTTGCGATCGTCCACAGCAACATCGTAAGTGCCATAAACGATGCCTACTGGATCAGTAGAGAGATCAAAGGTATGAGCGGTATAGCCTTGACGATGCGCTGTGATAGCCGGACGGACTTCGACGGCGGACCGCCAGCCAGATTCCCCGGCAGGTGGTTGTGTGTCCCAGCATTGTGTAACTTCGTTATTTACGACTTTTACATAAAACATTTTGATTCTCCTGTTGTGAAAAAATTAACCGCGAGTGATGGCTATGGTGTGGGCGTAACCACCCGCGATGCTTGACCAAGTGGTCAACGCTCCGACTTGGACAGGGCTGGAGCGGTCGGTGGTATCACCTAGACCTAGTTGACCGTAGAGGTTAAATCCCCAAGTCCACAGCGTGCCATCGGTCTTACGGGCAATGGTGTGGTAGCTGCCACCCGCGATGCTTAACCATGTGGTTAACGCTCCGACTTGGACAGGGCTGGAGCGGTTGGTGGTATCCCCTAGACCTAGTTGACCGGAGCTGTTACGGCCCCAAGTCCACAGCGTGCCATCTGTCTTGGTGGCGATGGTGTGGGCGTAACCACCCGCGATACTTAACCACGTGGTTAACGCTCCGACTTGGACAGGGCTGGAGCGGTTGGTGGTATCACCTAGACCTAGTTGACCGTAGGGGTTATATCCCCAAGTCCACAGCGTGCCATCTGTCTTACGGGCAATGGTGTGGTAGAAACCACTCGCGATGCTCAACCAAGTGGTCAACGCTCCGACTTGCTTCGGTGAGCTGTATTGGGTGGTGTTACCTAGACCTAGTTGACCGTAGGCGTTATTGCCCCAAGTCCACAGCGTGCCATCTGTCTTACGGGCGATGGTGTGGAAGCCGCCACCCGCGATGCTTGACCATGTGGTTACCGCCCCGACTTGCTTCGGTGAGTTGTATTGGGTCGTGTTACCTAGACCTAGTTGACCGTAGGCGTTATATCCCCAAGTCCACAGCGTCCCATCTGTCTTAGTGACGATGGTGTGGTAGGCACCCCCCGCGATGCTTGACCAAGTGGTCACCGCTCCGACTTGGACAGGGCTTAAGCGGGTGGTGGTATCCCCTAGACCTAGTTGACCGAAGTCGTTACGGCCCCAAGTCCACAGCGTACCATCGGTCTTACGGGCTATGGTGTGGTAGCCGCCACCCGCGATGCTTGACCAAGTGGTTACCGCTCCGACTTGCTTCGGTGAGTTGTATTGGGTCGTGTTACCTAGCCCTAGTTGACCGTAGTTGTTCCAGCCCCAAGTCCACAAGTATTTATTCAAGACGGGTTTAGGCCATTGTCCTAGTTTCTCGTAGCTCATCGCTTGGTCGAGCGTCCATATTCCGGGTGCAGAGCCGCCTTCTCCATCTACGGGACCGACAACTGTGGGGGGCGTTTTGGAAATGATTCCGCCGGGCCAAGTTTGGCTCATGAGACACTCCTTAATTTTGGCTGGGCAGCGGAGAGGGTCCCGGCAATCGCATCGAACGGTGCTTGCCAGTCGCCGAATGTTTCTTGCCGAAATAATTTAACTGTATCGTAGTAGGGGCAAGTCTCGCCTTCCGCTGCCCACAGGAAATATGGCATTATGGGTGTGACGATCCATGTCTCTACGCCCATCGCAGCAGCCAAGTGCGCCACACTCGTACAGGACGAAATGACGATGTCACACGATGCTATTGCTGCTCTAGTGTCTTCCCAAGAATTCAGCGGCATTTCCTTGACCCAACCCGGTCGCACCTCTAGGTCTGCATCGCGTTGCAGCGAGATGAATTCAGCGTCCGCGCACTTTACGGCGTGGAACAGCAACTCCGCCGGGAACAGCTTGTGGTGCTCGTGTTCGAACGCCTTCTGCCCAGACCAGCGCAGCCCGATGCGCTTCCTACGCGCCTTGATTGTCTTCGGCTTGGCGATATACGGCTTACCCGAGATGTCCTCAAGCTCCAGCCCCAAAGGAACCACAGCCGACATGCCCTGAACAAAGTAGTCGTGGTAGATGCCGAACGCTGCCTCGTGCTGGATGACAGCAGATACGCCCTCTACACCAACAAAGAGCGATGCCAATGCGCCGGTACAAGCGACGATGACTTTACATCCCTTGTCAGCTATCAACTTGGCATACCTAACTTGGTGGATTTGATCGCCAAGACCGCCCTCCAGGTACAGCATTACCACACCCTTGCTCTTACCGTCCCATGGCAAAGTCGGCACATCGGGTCGCTTGTCGCCGAACGCATTGACCTTACGGCCCCTGTCCATCAACTGGTAGCCCTTTTGGATCTGCCCTTGACGCAGGTAGTACCAGCCATGGTTACACGCCGCACGGTCGTTGGTTGGCTCCTCGGCTTCAAGTTTTTGAGCCATACGCCAGCCTTCGGCAAAATCGCCAATAGTTGACGCTGCTAGTTGCACGTCTAGGTCGTGTAGTTCTGGTACGGTTCTTGGCGTATCCAGCCAAAACTCTGGCTGGCAGAAGGTGGTGTAGTGATGCTTGAGCAAGTCGCGGGGGTCTTGATGGTGTTGTGCCTCCAGTTTTGGCTTAACATCGTGCATACCGGCTGTGCCATGCAACTGCTCGTCGTCCTCAGCCACAGTAGAGCCGTCGATGTTATCGAAGTCGTACTCGAAGTCTGGCAGTTCCAAGAAGGCGTGGACTCTTTGCAGTTGGGCTTTGGGGGCTGCAATAAGGTCTTCGTACTCAACAAACAAGAAGTTTTCAGGCGCGTAGTTGTAGCCGTTTTGCAGCGAGACATACGCAGCCTTCAGGTGATCTATCAACTGCCCCGAGGCCATGAACTCGTCTAGGTTATCGGGCTTGGCAATGCGAACGAACGATGCAGCGCAATCAGGAACAGAGCGCACCGTTGCAATAATCTTCGGAGGGTGTCCAAGCACCTGCTCCATAGCACCCATGATTTGCGCGATAGGCCAACCGCGTGATTTATCAATCACTACCGGAGCCTCTGCGTCCTCGTAGAACGCATCAATCATGCCCCGCATTGTTTGTGCGAGCTTGGAGCGGTCTCTATCGTTCTCGTTTAAGAGGCCAGCGGAATGCCAAGTGTTCGCCAATCCATCCAGCGCATGAACCAACCCAGATGTCGTGCTGACATGCGTCTGCGGGTTTTGATTGAGGATAGCCGCGAGAACTGTAGAGCCGCTGCGCGGGATGCCTGAGAGAAAGTGAAGTTGTTTTTTCATGTTATCCATTAGTAAGGGCGATGGTGTGGTAGCCGCCACCCGCGATGCTTGACCAAGTGGTTAACGCCCCGACTTGGACAGGGCTGGAGCGGTTGGTTTCATCGCCTAGACCTAGTTCACCGTTGCCGTTATTGCCCCAAGTCCACAGCGTGCCATCTGTCTTGGTGGCGATGGTGTAGTAGCTGCCACCCGCGATGCTTGACCAAGTGGTCACCGCTCCGACTTGGACAGGGCTTAAGCGGTTGGTGGTATCCCCTAGACCTAGTTGCCCTTGGATGTTATAGCCCCAAGTCCACAGCGTGCCATCTGTCTTACGGGCGATGGTGTGGTAGCCGCCACCCGCGATGCTTGACCAAGTGGTTAACGCTCCGACTTGGACAGGGCTGGAGCGCTCGGTGGTGTCACCTAGACCTAGTTGACCGGAGCTGTTACGGCCCCATGTCCACAGCGTACCATCTGTCCTAGTGGCGATGGTGTGGAAGCGGCCACCCGCGATGCTTGACCATGTGGTTAACGCTCCGACTTGGACAGGGCTGGAGCGGTTGGTGGTATCGCCTAGACCTAGTTGACTGTAGTTGTTAAGGCCCCAAGTCCACAGCGTACCATCGGTCTTACGGGCGATGGTGTGGAAGCCGCCACCCGCGATGCTTGACCAAGTGGTTAACGCTCCGACTTGGACAGGGCTGGAGCGGTTGGTGGTATCTCCTAGACCTAGTTGACCATAGGGGTTCCATCCCCAAGTCCACAGCGTGCCATCTGTCTTGGTAGCGATGGTGTGGTAGACACCACTCGCGATGCTTAACCAAGTGGTTAACGCTCCGACTTGGACAGGGCTGGAGCGGTTGGTGGTATCTCCTAGACCTAGTTGACCGTTGAGGTTGTATCCCCAAGTCCACAGCGTGCCATCGGTCTTACGGGCGATGGTGTGGAGGCCGCCACCCGCGATGCTTAACCATGTGGTTACCGCCCCGACTTGCTTCGGTGAGTTGTATTGGGTCGTGTTACCTAGACCTAGTTGACCTTCGGCGTTATATCCCCAAGCATACAAAAACGGCTGCCCCGTCCATGTCCCGGCAGCAACGGCTTGCATCTGCGCTTCGAGTGACCACATGCCAGAATAATTAGCCAAGATGTACCTCCGGTATCATGCCGATGTTTTGATGGCGATGGTGTGGTAGCTGCCACCCGCGATGCTTGACCAAGTGGTTAACGCTCCGACTTGGGCAGGGCTGGAGCGATCGGTGGTATCTCCTAGACCTAGTTGACCGTAGGTGTTTTGGCCCCAAGTCCACAGCGTGCCATCTGTCTTAGTCGCGATGGTGCAGTAGCCGCCACCCGCGATGCTTAACCAAGTGGTTAACGCTCCGACTTGGACAGGGCTGGAGCGGCTGGTGGTATCCCCTAGACCTAGTTGACCGTAGACGTTCCATCCCCATGTCCACAGCGTGCCATCGGTCTTACGGGCGATGGTGTGGACCGTACCACTCGCGATGCTCAACCAAGTGGTCAACGCTCCGACTTGCTTCGGTGAGCTGTATTGGGTGGTGTTACCTAGACCTAGTTGACCGTGGACGTTCCATCCCCATGTCCACAGCGTACCATCTGTCTTGGTGGCGATGGTGTGGGCGTGACCACCCGCGATGCTTGACCAAGTGGTTAACGCTCCGACTTGGACAGGGCTGGAGCGGTTGGTGGTATCACCTAGACCTAGTTGACCGACATTGTTATATCCCCAAGTCCACAGCGTGCCATCGGTCTTGGTGGCGATGGTGTGGCCGTAACCACCCGCGATGCTTGACCAAGTGGTTAACGCTCCGACTTGGACAGGGCTGGAGCGGTTGGTGGTATCCCCTAGACCTAGTTGACCGTTGCTGTTACGGCCCCAAGTCCACAGCGTGCCATCTGTCTTACGGGCGATGGTGTGGGTGCCGCCACCCGCGATGCTGGACCATGTGGTTAACGCTCCGACTTGGACAGGGCTGGAGCGGTCGGTGGTATCTCCTAGACCTAGTTGACCTAAGGTGTTATAGCCCCAAGTCCACAGCGTGCCATCTGTCTTACGGGCGATGGTGTGGTAGGTGCCACCCGCGATGCTTAACCAAGTGGTTACCGCTCCGACCTGCTTAGGTGAGTTGTATTGGGTGGTATTACCTAGACCTAGTTGACCGTAGTTGTTACGGCCCCAAGTCCACAAATAAAAGCCAGCCGGAGTCACACTATTACTCGCCGCACTCCCAAGGCTATTTCCATAGGCATTCAACGCGGCCACAGTAATTGTATAGGGCGCATCGGTTGTCAACCCAGAGACAGTGATTGGCGATGATCCGTTAGATGCACTAACCGTGGTTCCGTCTGATGTTTTCTTAGCGGTGGCGACATAGCCTGTCACCGTCCCAGCAGATGCGGTGAATGTTACAGTCGCGCTTGTCTCGCCGCCAATGGATGCCTCCCCGATAACTGGAGGATTTGGTGCAAGAGCACCATTCCAACCGGGCCTGTTTATACCTGCCTTGTATCGCATTGACATCGCGTTGCCTCTATCAGGAGATTTCGTCCCAGCTACAGGTCACGACTAGATCATTCGCGGTTCCAGCAGTCGCGCCGATGCTCATATTTTCTTTGAGGTACACGGCAGTCGTTTTATCTAGCACGATCAAACTCGCATCAGACGGCACAGAGATGGTGGACGCGACTGGATACGCCGTACCCCCGAGCGAAGCTGCGGAGTAGATGTTGATTGTGATGTCCGCCGCCGATGCGCCGTCCACATTAGACACAACGATGCTGTTGATTTTCAGCACCTTGCCGCTTGAGGCAGCGTTGTTGACCAGTTGCGTTGCGCTGGTAGTGGTCAGCGAAGTGTTCGAGATGTCTCCATAAATGGAGGCTACTGCGACGATGTTAGGGTTTGCCATGTTTGCTGCTCCTTAAAAGCCCATGACCATCGCCAACGCGATAGATGTGCCTGCTGAAATGCCGGATGATGCGGTGGTGAACGCTAAATTGCCTGCGCCATCAGTTTTTAAGACTTGGTTCGCTGTGCCGTCGGCGATTGGAAGGGTGAGGGAGAACGATGCAGCTAGTGCGTCTGCTGACTTCAGCGTCACTGTATTGACACCGTTGTCGGTGTCCTCAGCCAAAACCAAGCTCGACCCTGCGGTCGCTGTGCCAGCCACTGTAACCGCCCCAGTGAACGTCGCCGCCCCCGTGTCGCTCAGTGTCGCGCCTGTAGAGTTCTGAAGCAACGCACCCGTGGTGCCATCAAACCGCGTAAACGCGTTATCTGTGGAACTCGTAGGGGCTACAACACCCACAAACACAAAATCCGATCCGTTCCACGCCACTAGAGCATTAACTCCAGCTGCTAGGCTCACACCTGTAGTAGCTGCGCCTTTGACGACCACCGCGGCGTTAGATTGGTTAACGACTACGTATGCCTTTGAAACGCTTGGGGCGATGATATTGCGGCTTACGCCCGGGGAGCCTGTGGGGATCAATAGGGCACAACGCGCTTCGTTAACGGCCCCAGAGCCGGTAGTGGAGAGGGTCCAGTCTGCCGCACCAACACTCGCAGTCGCAGTCGCCGCGATGGCATCCTCAATGAGCTCAGTGATACTGTTGTTTACGGTCGTGCCCCAAGTCCCCGACAGCTCGCCGGTTACTGGAAGAGCGAGCCCTAAAAGGGTCGTATATGAAGTTGCCATTGCTTGCTCCTAATCAATCGCTATGTGGGGATATTAACCCACGCGGGTGTTTCGGCGTCGTTTATTTCGCCCCAAACTAACTCTTTGCCTGTCTCAGTGCCGATCACTTGCCCTGTCGGATGCACGTTCGCCTTGCCTATAATAGATACCGAACTTACTGCGCTCGAAAAACTCTGCCCAAACACCGGTATGTAGTTGCTAGTGGCTGTGGTAACTACCCCCAGCGCGCTAACTATCTCTTGCCCCGTCGCCGCTACATTACCATGACCAATTACACTCACTGTACCGACTGCTGTAGCGGCACTGCTACCCGTAGCGTGTATGATAGCAGAACAACGAACAACTACGTTTCCAACTGCTAGAGTCATAGCTAGGGGGTCGTAGTCAAGCCCCCAAGCCCCGCGGCCATAAGCCCCAGAACCCCAACCAACGTCCGGCAGCCCCGCGTAAATAACAGCGGCACCCGTAGCGCTTACTGTACCAGTACCGGAAATAATACTACTTCCGGTTACAGAAACAACCGCGACCTGAACTGCATGTACCGTGACACCGCCGACTGCTGCGCCTACTGACTGGCCTGTAGCAAGCGCTTTCGCGCCCCCTACAACACTTACAGTACCACTCGCTGTAAATACATCCAGCCCAGTGACCTCAACAACAGCGGCACCCGTAGCACTTACAGTGCCTACACCCGAAGATACCTCAACACCAGATACGAGAACGCCTGTAACGTCGTTTCCCCAAGAACCACGGCTATAAGGCCCTGACCCCCATCCGGTGTAATCAGGCATATTAGCTCAAGCGCAGCAGTGCGTTAGATGCGTCAGGAGTAGGCATAATCACAGAAAAGTCACCCGCGGTGGAGGTCTTGTCCGAACCAAAATCCAGAACCAGAACCGTACGGTTAGCCTTACTGCTGTTATAGATCACTGCGCCACGAGCCGTCAGCGTAGCTGTCGTCCACGTAACATCCGCGCAATCAAAGAACGCCGTAGTGCCAGACAGAGTAACCGTGGGGCTCGTAATCGTAGCGCCGCCCGCCGTATATCCAGTACCCGACACCTCGTTGGTCGCGGAATACACTGTCGTAGTCGCGCCAAGAGTAGCCGAACTGGTATAAAGGGCCATCTTGAAAGTATCCGCATCCATGTCCTGAATGCCTTCTAATAGCTCTTGTTTGAACGAGCTGCACACTGCTTGGGTTATAGCCATTACATTCTCCTTACATCACTTGAAGCCGCGCTTGACCGCTGCGGTATGCGTCCTGCCGATCCTTGCCATCGCATAATACCTTAAGTTTAGCGAGAGCCTCGTCATATTGCTTCTGGTACGTCGCGGTCATATCCGGTTCGCCCTTGATGAACATGTTAGCTTCAACTAGGGAACCATACAATAGGACAGTATCGAAGTTATCACCCAACCACGAAGTACCTGCGGTTACGATGGTTTGTGGGTAGTAGAAATAGTGCAGCTCCATTGCGTAATCCGCGTTCGGGGTAGGGCCGAGAATAAACGCCGTGTCACTAAATACCGCGTAGTGCGTGGGGGCACCGGACGTAGCGGGATAGGGGAACGCCTCGCGGATGTAATTCACATCCTTGTTCAGTAGGTATGTGTAGGCCCCCGTGGTCGGGTCAATCGCTGCGATAGAGAACGTAGAGAGCCAGTCAGTCGGGATGCCGAGATACTTGTTGCCACTAGCTGCCGCACCTGTCACGTTCTTGCGTAGCGCCGGGATCTGGACGGTGTTGTAGACCTTCTGCTCGACCGACTTCACGAAGTTCGGGATGTTCGCTACGAAGTCAGTATCCCCCGCCTCGACGTACTGTTGAATTGCCGTAACCAGACTCGCGTAGTTCATTTAGCGCACCTTACACTTCTTAGCGCTGCGAGCCTTACCCCACCCCCGGACGGACCCGCCATTCTTGTAGGGTTTAGTCTGCAGGGGTTCTTCAGGGCGCTGCATCGCACCGGAGCGGTACCGCAACTCCTTCTGCTCTTCAGTAAGCTCGGACTCTGGTTTGGACTCGAACAGCGTGCCCGCTCCAAACCCTTTGGAAGGATCCGACGTGGTTAGCGTAAGCGCACCGCTCGCGTTAGGGTCTTTGGTTACAAACATTCCCATTTCACACCTCAACTCACCGTTACCGTTACTGTACCAACCTCTATAGTCATCGCCAAATCATTCGGGGTGTCGCTTTCGCTGTTACCCCCGCCTACCGGGGCCCAGCCCCATTGGAAATCTCTACTCTCGGTCAGGTTATCATTCGGCCTTGGATCGCGCAACGCCTGCGGGTCGTTAACCGGGGTCTCACCTAAATGCAACTGCGGGTGATCCGGGTCCCAGCAGGACGGACACGAGTGCGTACCTGTAACCTTGCCCTTTACAACAACTGCCTTCAAACGAGAAAGCAAGTACCGCTGGCCACAAACGTCGCAGTACCCTAACGCTTTCTTGCCAACGGCATAGTTAGCACCCATACATCACCGAATCTTGCACTTCTTGACGCCCTTAGTGGCGCAACCAGCACCGCGAACGGTACCGCCTTTGGCGAACTTCTCAAACTTTCCTTCTTTACTAAGCCGCTCCAAATCTTTGGCCTTAACCGCCCAGTTACTACCTCTAACTTTGTCTATCGGGGCACGGATAGTCTCGCCACCACCGTCCTTCCACGCGCGACCAAAAGCGCCCGCTTCGTCGCCGGGGCTCCACCACTTTGAGTCGTTGCCCCACTTCTGAGGGGTCGGAGATTTACGCGCCCTACCTGTGGCCGCTATCGCCTGAATCTCGTCTGGCTTTGTGTTACGGTACGCGTGCGTAGGTGCTACGCCGGGCGACGGTAGCCGCCCAGTGAACAACGTAGATCTACCCGGCGGCACGTCGGTAACTATATTCTTAACACGGTTCCGCAGAATTCCTGCTCCTACCTTACCGGCTAGTAATGGGCCACCTACCAAACTCTCAAGCGCCGCAACAGGCTCTACCGGCCCGTCGTTAAAGTAATCGTCGCGTTCTTTATTCGTCGGCATAGTTAGCACCCATACATCACCGAATCTTGCACTTCTTGACGCCCTTAGTGGCGCAACCCGCACCGCGAACGGTACCGCCTTTGGCGAACTTGTATTCGAACTCCACCCCTGCGTCTGTGGCACGCGCATGAGGCTTGCTGCCGCTACTCTTCTGTATCACACCGCCGATGTACGGACGAACACTCGCGTTTTTGCCTAGCGGAACGTCGCCCTGTAGCCGACCGCTGAGCCCCACGCCGTAGCCGAGTTCGCCACCTTTAGGGGCGTAGAACCCACCAGAAAGGTTCACGCGCTTCAGCGCGAGGTAATCATTGAGCGCTACATCGGGGATATTGAGCCGCGCGTCTCCAAAAGTGCCGGACGCATCTCTCGCGCCCTCGCCTTGGAGGCTGGTCTGGCTAGATTCTTTTTTCTCAGCCATACATCCTCGGTACGAACCTCACCGGGGCTTTCTCCCGGTCCTCTGTAGATGCCAGATCCCACGCCTCATCGTACTGCATCTTTAACGCAGCCATACGGTTTGGACCGTCAGGGAGTTTCATCGACAGGTAGTACGCCAGCCCTGCGACCAACGCGGGGAGCATACGGAACGGAATGTCTTGGGTGTTAACTCCGTTACCCGCGTCCTGCATACGGCGCAACCGCCAGTACACGAATGTGTAGGTCTCAGCGCTATCAGGAACCGGCCATACGGTGATCGTCGGAGTGGTCTGCGCCCTGTTGATATACACTTGAATTGGGCGGCCTGTGTTCAACTTGTTTGGGATCGTAGAATACGTAGAAACCGAGATCCGCGAGATAGACAGGTCAGCTTGGTTACTCGTGCTGCCCGCATCCGTACGGATAACGTGCTCTATGAGGTCTACGGTGTCCGTAGGCAGGTTATATGTGGCTGTGCCAGCTACGAGCGGCACCGAGCCCTGTTCGACGGTCCAGAGGTTAAGCCCCCGGTTCGCCCACTCGGTAAACAGCAGGTTCAGACTACGACGGGCCGTACGGAAATCATAACCCGAGCGCACCTCAGCGCCGCAGCGTTCGAAGCACTCTTCAACAATTTCGTTGAGATCAAGGTTAAACGCCGTCGTGCCCGTCGTTGCCACTACTTCACCCCGCCAAACTTGGTACCCCGAGTAGCACAACCGCCGCCACGGCAGACGGATCCACCAGCGGCCTTCTTCACCTTACCGCCGCAGCCGTATCCTAGGATCTCTTTCCGGGCTTGATACGCCCCGGCGTCGTAGTCTTTGTCGCTAGACATAGCGTCCATGACAGGGTCTGCGAGCAGCTTACGACCCCACTTCTTAGCGAACGCCGAGATCCGCCCATCGTTCTTCTCGGGGGTGTGGAGCTTAGTAGCCTCGTCGTAACCTTCTTTGCGCTTAACGCTCGCAGGTTTCGGCTTGTGTGCCCAAGGGTTCTTTTCCATGATTCACCTCAACCGTAGAAGATAGTGACAGACGAGACGTTCGTCACAGCGACGTAGATGTCGGTGCCAAACAAGATGCCCTCGCCGGGGATGATAATGTCGTGGAAGTCAGCTACTGCGGGGGTATTGAGGGTCAAAAGCGTGGTGCCAGAAGCACCGCCGTCCTTGAACACCACACTACCCGCCGAGGCAGTGGCGGTGAGCACAGCGCCTTTGAGGCGGTTGCGACCACTAACCATCGTGCCATCAGCAACTGCAACCGCGCTTTTGACGTCGGTTTGCATGATAGGCTCCTAATTAAGCAGCGGAGATAGCAGCGAGCGTGTCAACGCGCAGCCAGTTGGTGCCGTTACTGAACGCCAGCACGGGGGAGCCCGCAGCGCCGTTCGAGAAGTACGTCACTTGGCCTGCGGTAGCAGCAGAAGGAGCGGTAGCTACAGTGTAGACACCAAGGCTAACGGGACCGGAAAAAGATGTAGACATTTGAATACCTCATGCACGAGTCGCCCATCAGTCTGTGCATCGTCCGCCGGGCCGGTCTGCTGGGCTTGAATATAGTCCCGGGACTAGGGTCTTTATAGCACTAAGATTTTTGGGTGTCAACGGTGCCATCGAGGTACTTAAACTGCAGCCCGGCGAACCGCCCTTTAGAGATCGGCTGCGCTGACACAAGTGCTCTACGAAGCGCCACCATCTTCATACCGTAGTGCTGTATAGCCGCGGTCAAGCTAGGGAACTCGTGGTTACCTGTGACCTCAGCGACGCGCTTACGCATCTTAGTCTTAGTCTCTTCTGTGTGGGTTCTACCAAGGAAATTTGTGTTGCTGAGCATACGCGCCCTAATAGCTTCGCGCTCCGCGGCGGTGCGCTTATACCCTTTAGCGCATTGGTTTCCTTTTAGCGCCGCTGACATCTTGGCGCGGGTTTCCGCTGACGGGATAAACCGTCCACCCCGCCCTTCAGCAAGCGCAGTTTGCACTTTAGCGCTAATCTTTTCACGGGTTTCTGCCGAGTGTATACACCCCGTACGGGGGTCTGGCTGGCGCAGCCGTGCTTCACGCAGCTTCTGTTTAGCCGCGGCGGACATTGGTCTTCCGTAGTTCGGGTGATCTTCTGGTTTACAACCGCGCCACGGAGCTTTAGACGCGAGCCCGTGGTTATAACAGTGGTCTTTGCCAACGTGCACACTAAGCCAAGCATCTTCCGCGAGTTCTAAGTCGGTAGGGCCCGCGCTCTCCGGCAAGCGCTCCACAATATCGAACTTAAAGCACTCTTCACCATACTTGTTCCACGCGGCTTGCAAGTGGGCGCAGTGATGTGTACCTCTACGCAACCTCCCTCTATGGGTGCGGAACCTCTCGCGCGTGTTTGTGGTGCTACCTACATAAAACTTCTGGTTAACGATGTTTTTAATTACGTATATGACTGCCGCTTTCATATTAGACTCCGGTACAACGTTAAGGAGCCCTAATCATATCACACCTACACAGCGTGTGTCACAACGTGACATAAAAATAAAAAACCCCGCCGAAGCGGGGTTCCAATCGAGGGTAAACCCTTGATTTCAAAGGTTAAGCGCCCGGCGAGCCGAAGATGCCAAGAGCATCGGACACTCCAAACGAGTAACGCTCGCGACTTTTAAATCGCACATTGCCGGTCTCGAAATCGCCCTCCATTCCAGTGCTCAACGGCGAACGCACAAAGTGCTTCAGACCGTTCGGAATGTCAGTGGTCAAGAACCATGCGTTCGTATCGGTCAACCAGTTGTTAACCGTGTAACCGCCGGGGATGGAACCCATGTTACGGATAGCATTGATGTCGTTGTCAGCGGTACCGACGCGCAGATCGGTATCCAACAGGCGGGTGGCTACGAATTGCAGGGACGGCGGAAGAATCAACTTCTTCGGCTTAGCAGCAATCAACAGGCCACGCTCGTCGGTCCATGCAGCGATCTGAATGACGGCGGACTCCAAGGAAGTCTCGTTCAAGTCAGCAGCAACAGCAGGACGGTTGGAGTTGGTACCACCAGACACCAGCGGGTGCGCGGTAGAGCACAGCACTTGGCCGTCACCGTAGGTCGGGTTGCCAGCGCCCGTGAACGCTTTGTTCAGGACGGAAGCAGCTTTGACCTGCTTGGTGTAAGCCATAGCGCGAGCAAGCGCCTTGGTATAACGGGACGACAGGGAGTCGTACAGGTTATCTTCCACAGCTTCTTCGGTGATGGAGAAGCCAAGAGCGATGGTCTCGTGGGTGTAGCGAGCCGTGAAAGCCTCTTGCGCGTTATCGTAAGCGATAGCAGCGCCTTCAGTCTTCACCGGAGCAGCACCGAAGCCAGACAGCTTGGTCTCTTCTTCGAAGGAACGATCGGAGTTCTCAGTGTCAAAAATTTCCTTATGCTGTTCAGCATAACGCTTGTACTCCATGCCAAACAGGGCGTTAAGCCCCGGCAGGAGTTCTTTCATCAGTTGGGCACGTGAAATAGCCATGATTTATCTCCTTAGATGCCGGTGTTGTTGGTGTACGAGTGCGAACCCGGATTGAACTTCACGAGTACGTCGGTGTAAGCGTCGCCCACGGTGGAAGCCGTAGACTCAACGAAACCGACAACACGGAAGGCCAGACCAGAAGTCGCAGCCGCGCTGGAAGCCGCAATAGCGGTGTTGGAGTTGCCTGTGGTGGTAGAACCCGTAGAGGTGCTCTGCACAGCAGCCAGATTGACGTTATTACCCAGAGTGGTCTGAGCCATAGAGCCATTAGCCTGTACTTGGAACACGACCATCGGGTCGTCAATCACGAAACCAACAGCGTCAGAAGCGACGGTGCCGGTCGGCCAAGATTGACGCTGCAGCAAGTAACCCAGACTCGGGTCAGTGTACTGACAGCCAACGAACACGCCCAAAACACCAGCCGGGAACGGGGTGGTAGCGTCGCCATTGGTGGTGACAATCTCAAGGGTGCCGGACGAGCCGAGCGCGACGATAGAGCCGTTGAAGATGTTAGTCGCATAGCCGGAAGCGATCTTGACTTGACGCATCGCACCTGCATACGGCATACCATCAACACGGCCAACGGGTTTCATACCGTAGGGAATAGCAGTAGTTGCCATGTTAATCTCCTAAATAAGTAAAGTTTGACTCTTACGAGCCCCGACCAAAAGAGACCGACGTCTTGCTGTCCTTAAACAGCGGCATACGCGGGTCGTTCTCACGCATAAGGCTAGAGTCCACGGATTCAATCTGTGCGTCCGTGTGTTGCTGGTAGTACGCATTACGCGCCATAACCATCTCCAACGGCATCGAACATAGAATCAAACCGCCAATTTCAACCAGCCCCGAGTTCTTGGCGTCAACATCAATAGACAGCGCCAGTTCAGGATGGTCTTCAAGGCGGCATGGCTCCCAACCTTCACGGAAGCTACGCGAAGTATTCGTAGGGTCCGCCTGTCCAAGAATGGACTTGCGAATGTAACGAAACTCCACCCCATCACGCGGGGTAGGTGCGGGCAACAAAT